TGCCTCGGCCTTCACCAACACGGTGGTCGCGGGGGCGGACATCCCCGGACTCCCGGCCGGCGCCGTCATGACCAGTGGCGAGCAGTTCGGCAAGGCCATGGTCGCCCGGATCCATGCGATGTCCCGGGTGTCCGGCGGCGACGGCGAGCAGGTGCTCGTCGCTTCGATCCGCTCTGAGGTGCCGGAGGAACGGCGCCTGGACCTGAACGAGCCGGAGAAGACCTGGGAGAAGATCCTCGAGGTCACCCACCCGGACGCGATCACTGCGGCCGGCGGCTGCTGCGCCCCGTTGACGACCCGCTACGACCTGTTCGACTGCGGCGGCACGTCGGACCGCCCGGTGCGGGACGCACTGGCCGGATTCCAGGCCACCCGCGGCGGCATCCGCTGGTACGCCGGCCCGACCCTGGGTGACCTTGGCGGTGCGGTCGGATTCTGGACCTGTGCCGACGACGAGGCGGCCACCCCGCCGGCCACCACCCCGGTGAAGGCGTGCACCCGGATCGACTGCCCGCCCGAGCAGACGGCGGAGATCCAGGCCGTCACGCTGTGCATCACGTTCGGCGTCATGCAGGGCCGGGTGTTCCCGGAGCTGGCCGTGGCCAACAACAAGCTGGCCATGGTCGCGCACTCCCGGATCGCCGAGTCCGCGCTGCTCGCGCAGATCAAGGCCGGGTCCAAGAAGATCACCGACGCGGGCACCCCGCTGTCCGCGGTCCGCGACATCCTGGACACCATCGGCCGGGCCGCGATGTACTTCCGCGACCGCTACCGGCTGGCCGGCGACGCCCCGCTGCGGGCCGTCTTCCCGCTGTGGGTGCTCGAACTGCTGCGCGGCGACATCGCCCTCGGGCAGCCGGTTGACAGCCTGCGGGCCTCGTTGTCCGTGTCCGATGCCGAGATCAAGGGCTTCTTCTCGGACCGGCACATCAACGTCACCTGGGCGCTGGACTCCGCCACCCCGGGCACCAACGGCGGCGGGTTCTTCACCGACGCCAGCACCACGCTGCCGGCCTGGCCGACCAGCGTCGAGTGGGCGCTGTACCCGGAGGGTTCGTGGCTGTTCCTGGACGGCGGGTCGCTCGACCTGGGCATCGTCCGGGATTCCGGCCTGGTCAAGGTCAACGACTACATGCAGTTCTCGGAGACCTTCGAATCCACCGCGAACATCGGCTGCGAGTCGATGTGGATCACCAGCGCGGTGTCCGTGTCGGGCCTCTACAACTGCTCTTGCCCGGCGGCCTGATTCCATTCCCACTGGCATCTGAAAGGAGGAATGGAACGTGACGACACCCGCACCGACGGGCTACTACCAGGATCACGCGGCATCCGTTCGCGGTGTTGCACTCCGGGTCAGCCGGTTGGATGCCGACGGCAAGCCGGCCGTCGGAACCGATTGTGACAGCTACGTTTCCACCGGATTCATCTCGTTCACGTTCACCCCGGAATACTCCGAGGGCGACGAGGTCGAGATCAAGAATGCGGCCGGCGAGGTCTGTGTCTATTACAAGATGCCGGACTCGCTGAAAAATATGACGCTCGGCCTGGAGTTGTGTGACCCGGATCCGGTGCTCACGCAATTGCTGGTCGGCGGCGTGGTCCTGTCCACGACGGCCAGCGGTGATGCGTGCACACCGCCGGGCGCCATGGCCGGGGACGCCGTGGCCGTGGGTTACGCCAGCGAGAAGCAGGGCGTGGAGGCCAACCCGTACGGGGTGGCCATCGAGGTCTGGGCCACCGCGGTGGTCAACGGCAAGTCCGCGTCGGGCTGCCCGTACTGGCACTACCTGATCCCCTACGCGAAGATGAAGCTCGACGGGGACCGCGTGGTGGAGAACGGCAACCTGGCGACCGTGTTCGCCGGGACCGGAGGTGGCAACGCCGCCTTCGGCTCCGGACCCAACATGAACCTGGACGACGTCGACCCGGTGCCACCGCAGGGCGCGTTCGACTGGGACTTCCCCACGTACACGGACCGACCGTTCCTGTACGCGCGGGATGATCTCGCCCCGGTCGGGCTCAACGGGTGCTTCATCAACGACGGCATCCCGCTGACCGCGATCACCGGTGGCACCCCGGGCGTCTACGTGCCGACCAACGGGAACACGCCGGCCGACCTGGACGCGCTCATCGCGCTCGGGCCGCTCGGCAATACCACCGCCTGGACGGCCGGCCAGTACATCGTGCTGGGCGACAACTCGGACGCCTACTGGGACGGCACCGAATGGCAGGCCGGTCGGGCTCCGACGCCGCCGATCGTGGCCACCGGCGCGACCGCCGGCACGCCAGGGGCGTACACGCCGACCGGCGCCGCGTTCCCGGATGACCTGGCCGCTATGTCCAGCGTGGTCGCATCGCCGACCACCGCCTGGACCACGGGCCAGTACGTGCCGCTGGACGACGCCAGCCACGCGCACTGGACCGGCAGTGCTTGGGCCGCTGGCGACGCGACCTGAGAAGCTGTAGCGGTTGACATCTGCCCGGGGCTACCAGACGGTGGCTCCGGGCAGTTTGTCTGATGGGAGGACGTGGATGAGCGCACCGGTCTGTGTCGGCTGCTGGGTGGACCCGTCGGACCCGATGGTCATCTCCGCCGTCGTCGAGGGCTGCGCCGACCCGGACTACGTGCCGCCGGATCCACCGGACGACACCGTCGCGCTGTCCATCCAGGTGGCCAGCGAACTGCTGACCCGGCTGAGCGGTTACCAGATCCATCCGGCCGGCACCGCCGTCGAGGACTTCCGGGCCGCGCCGCGGGTGCACCGGTTGACCCCGAACTTCATGCCGCTGAAGGAGATCATCGGCGTTGCCCGGTTGCTTCCGGACTGTTCCGAATCACCGGTTGACATCACCGGCTGGTGCATCAGCGGGCACTCGGTCTACTTCAACCCAGTGCACTGCGACCTGGGCAGCTGGTACATCGACGCCTGCACCTGCGCCCCGGTGAACGGGGAGGCCCTGCGACTGACCTACGCCTTCGGATCCACGGTCACCGCGTCCGCGCAGCGCGCGGTGCTCTACCTGGCCCGGCAGCTGTGGCTGGAATGCCACCCCGGCCAGGGGGAATGCGAGCTGCCGGAGCGGGTCACCTCGGTCAACCGGGAAGGGCTGAGCTACACGATCTTCGACCCGATGACCTTCCTGGACCAGGGGCGCACCGGCCTGCCGCGGGTCGACCTGTGGCTGGCCTCGGTCAACCCGTCCAAGGCCAAGCGCCGGTCCGCCGTCTACACCCCGGACGCCCCGCCCGCGGTCAACCGGACGTTCATCATGGCCGTGGTCCCGTGACCGAGGTCATCTACCAGCGGCGCGGCGGCGGGCCCCGCATCGCCGAGACGCTGCCCGATCCGCGGACCCTGGTCCTGATGGCGCAGGACCTGATGGCCCGGCTGCAGTCGTGCTTCATGAGCCAGGGCGTGGTGCCGCCGACCCGGCAGGTCATCTACATGAGCCCGATCCCGGCGGACTGCGAACAGGTCGCGGTGCTGTTCGCCGGCTGGGCCCCGCTGCCGCCGTGGGACACCCTGACGCACTGCGACTCGTTCCGCTGGGTGGCCAACTTCTCGGTGATCATCACCCGCTGCACGCCGGCCGTCGGGACCAAGAGCGGCAAGGTGGCACCGACCCCGGACGTGATGCTGCAGGCCGCCCAGATCGCGTCCCGGGACGCCGAGGTCCTGCTCTGCCTGGTGTCCACCATCGGGGAGATCGGCGCGGACCTGGCCGTCAACACACCGGCACCGCAGGGCGGGATGCAGACCGTGGAGCTGACCGTCCAGGTGCCGGCGGCCGGGGCGCTGGACTGATGGCCGCCGTGGTGACCGTGGTCATGGACACGGCGGCGGTGGACCAGTTCCGCGGCTGGACCGGGCCGCTGGGCCGGTCCTTCGAACGGCTGGCCAAGGAGACCGTCTACCGGCAGAAGATCACGGCCAACCGGCGGACCGGCGCCCTGATCGCCGGGATGCACTACGAGAAGAAGCGGTACGCCACCGGCATCGCGTTCGACGCGGGGTCCAACGCGCCCTATGCGCTGTACGTCGACCAGGGCGCCCGGCCGCACCCGATCCTGCCCAAAAAGCCCGGCGGCCGGCTGGTCTTCTTCTGGCCCAAGGTCGGGGCCGTGGTGTTCCTGCGGTCCGTCAAACACCCGGGCAACCGGGCCTACCAGTTCTTGCAGGCAGGACTCGAGCGCGCGTTGGGGGTGTGGAACAGAGCTGGCTGATCGAGCACGACCGATGACCCGATGAGATGGAGATGGCATGACACGCAAGAGTTTCCGCACCAGTACCGGTGCGGCTAACGTCGAGTTCGACGTGGACGGAGAGGTCTTCCACTGCCGGAACGAGATCGGCGCCGGCATCCTGATGAAGTTCGCCGACATGTCCCTGGACGACCCGGACGACGCCACCCGCGGACACCAGGCGTTGGCCGGCATCCGGCAGTTCTTCACCGCGGCGCTGGTCCCGGTGGACCGCCAGCGGTTCTTCGACCTGCTCGAGGACCCGGACCGGCCGGTTGACATCAACACCCTGATCGACATCGCCACCTGGTTGGGGAGTGAGTACACCGCCCGCCCTACTGGAACGCCCTCGTCCACTACATCATCGGCGACGGGCAATGGCGACGCTTCGACGGCTGGGCCCGTTCCCGGGGGTACGACATTCTCGCGGAAGGAAACGCCTGTCGCGGGTTGACCATGATCGAACAGTGGATGGAGGAGAACGCTGCCACGGACCCGGAGGTCAACCGGGCACGGGCTCGTTTCCGCGTCGAGCTGGTCAAGGTGGATCGCTTCGCCCGTGATCTGCAGAACCCCGAGAAGGTGGCGCAGATCGCCGATCTGCCACCGCATCTCGTCGGCATGAAGTAGGAGGCCGGGAATGGCCGTCGTCGGCACTGCCTATGTGCGGGTCAAGCTGCTCTCGAACTCCCTCGGCGACGACATCGAACACGATGTCAAGACCAAGCTCGGGCAGTCCAACGTCGGCAACGAGGTCGGGGAGAAGGTCGGCGGCGACGTCGCGGAAGGCATCCGCAAGGGCCTGAACGATGCGCGCGACATCGACAAGGCCGGTGACGAGGCCGGGGAGCGGCTCGGGGAGCGGACGACCGAATCCACCCGCCGGTCCCTGGCCAGCCGCATCGGCTCGATGTTCTCCTCCGTGTTCAGCAAGCTCGGCCGGATCAACATGCCGGAGATCGACCCGGACTGGTCCCGCCGGATCGGCTCGGCGTTCTCCGGCATGGCCGGCGTGTTCTCCGGACTGGCCAGCGGGGTCATGTCGGTCGGTGGCTCGTTCCTGAAGATGGGCGCCATGGCCGGCACTGCGACCATGGCCATCGGTCCGCTGATCGCCACGGTCGGCGGGGCGGCCAGCGCCCTGGCCACGATGT